TGGGGTAGGTGACGTACTTCATGGTGTCGGCCAGACTGTCCACCGCGCTCTTGATGGCGCTCTTGTAGTCGAACGCACCGCTGCTCACCTTGAGATGGGCGCGGTCGAGGGCGGCTTCAAACTGGCCGCTGACGGTGTTGGCCGTGGTGGCAGTCAAGTTGTGGAAGGTCCCCGCCGTCTGCTGGTAACCCGCATTGAGTAGGGCCTGCAGGGTGGCATTGTCGGCAAAAGGCGTGGGCTCCTTTCCGTAGTGATAATAGATCTCGTCCTCGGCTTCCATGGCCCGGGTGGCCGCTTCCTGCATGAGCCGCCGGATCTCGGCTTCGCTCTTTCCGGTGTAGCGGGCCAGCTTCTTTACCACGTCCTGCCGGAGGGCTTCGG